GTTTGATGAAATTCTTTATTCTAAAGATGGTGATGTGAAAGAAGCATATTCTAATTTTACAAAACCGAATCTGAAGAAAATGATTGCATATTGCGATCAGGTAATTGTTGATTGTGGTAAACTGTCACAGACTGCGGTTAAATCACGCAAACCACGTAAGCGTAAGGTAAAGACTGCTGCACAGATTACTGCCAAGGTAAATTACTGTAAAGAGTTCAAGGAATTGAAGTTGGTGTCGATAACGCCAGATCAAATCATCGGTATGTCTCAATTGTGGATTTATAATACCAAAACACGTAAGTTGGGTGTTTATCACGCTGATGATGCAAGTGGTTTATCAATTAAAGGTAGTTCGGTAACAAACTTTACTGAACACAAATCGGTACAAAAGATTTTGCGTAAACCGGCAGAGATGTTGCCAGAAGTTCTCGGTTGCGGTAAAGTTGCATTGCGTAGTATCATGCCTAACATTCGTGCCGTTGAAGGTGCATTGACAGGACGACTAAATAAAGATACAATACTCCTACGTATTGTCAAATAATGGATAAAAAATGATTATCTTTGATTTCAATCAGGTCGCTATTTCTAACCTGATGCAACAAATCGGCAGTTCTAAAAATGCCGTTGAAGAAAATCTTGTACGACATATGATTCTGAATACCATCAGAACATATGTACACAAATTCAAATCTACTCACGGACCAGAAGTGGTTATCGCTTGTGATAATCGTCGTTACTGGCGCCGTGAGGTATTTCCACATTACAAAGCATCACGCAAGAAAAATCGTGATGCTTCTGGTCACGACTGGAATTCTATCTTTGAATGTCTCCACAAAATCAAAAGTGAATTGATTGAATTCTCACCATATAAGGTGATTGATGTTGATGGAGCAGAAGCAGATGATGTTATCGCTTCTCTGGTGATGAAATATTCACCACATCAGAAGATTATGATTCTATCGTCTGATAAAGACTTTGCACAGTTGCAGAAATTTCCAAACGTCGAACAGTTCTCACCTATACTCAAAAAGTATGTGAAAGAACCAATGCCGGCACTGCAATTGAAACAAATGATTATTCGTGGTGACAAGGGTGACGGTGTTCCTAACATTCTTACCAAAGATGATGTTTTTGTTGTTGGTGGTCGACAAAAACCAATTACTGAAGAAAAGATTATCAACTGGTTGAATCAAGAACCCAAAGACTTTTGTAATGATGAAATGCTGCGTAATTTTTCACGCAATGAAACTATGATTGACTTGACCAAGATACCTCAGAGCATTGTTACTGATATCTTGAATACATATGAAAACACACAGGGTAAAACTAAAAGTGTGTTTATGAATTATATGATAGCAAACAAACTTAAAAATCTAATTGAGGTTATTGATGAATTCTAACAAACTTTATTTTGAAATATTCGAAGAATTTGAAAAAGCATCAGGACAAAAAAAACAAAGTAGAAGTTCTACGCAAATATGGAACTAAAGCTTTTAAGAATTTTCTGTCATGTGCATTACATCCAAATATTGTATTCGATGTAAAAGAAATTCCTTCATACAAACCTGCACAGGAACCTGCAGGACTTAATTATGTTTATCTTGAGCAAGAGATGGCACAAATGTACAAGTACATTTCTAATCATCCTGCAAAACCACATGATATTACACCACAACGTCAACGTGAACTATTAGTGGTTACACTTGAATCATTGCATCGTGATGAGGCTGAGTTGCTTGCAATCATGTTTAAGAAATCCATTAAGGTTCGTGGTCTAAACGCAAAAATAGTTAAAGAGGCATTTCCCGATCTACCATTTGAGGGTTAATTATGAAAGTTGCGGTAGTGACTCCGACAATCGGAGCAACAACACTAGCACAATGCGTTGGCAGTGTTGAGAATCAAACTTATGATGATTTAACACATTATATTTTTCTTGATGGAAAAGAGAATGAGAGTAAAATTTGGTATCAACTTGAATATGAAACAAGAAATAGAATCAAAACCGTTCGTCTTGAAGAAAATGTGGGAAAAGGTTGGTATGGTCACCGTGTATATGCTGCATGTAGCTTTCTTGTCAATTGTGATGTCATATGTTATCTTGACGAGGACAATTGGATTGATCCACATCACGTTGAGAACTTGGTCAGCGTTCTTGAGGAAGGAAATGATTGGGCTTATTCGTTAAGAAAAATTTATGATAAAGAAGGAAACTTTCTCTGTGAGGACAATTGTGAATCGCTTGGTAAATGGCCTGTATATTTTGACGATAGAACCTTTCATATCGATACTAGCAGCTTTGCTGTTCGTAGGGATGTTGCAGTTCGTATAGGACACGCATGGTATGGTCAGTGGGGTGCAGATCGTCAGTTCTTTGGTGCTCTAAAACAGCATTTCCCTAAATATGATTGTACTAGAAAACATTCCCTAAATTATAGACTCGACGGTAATCCTAACTCCGTCACCAAAAAGTTTTTTGACGAAGGAAACGCATTTAATATTGTAAAGTACAAAGGTGCGTTTCCTTGGTTAGAAGAAAGATCAAGACATAATACAACTATTACATTATGAAGAAGTTGGAACATGAACCTTCACATTTCTTGTCAGGTACTATTGACGAGCACAATGTGGAGTCTGCAATAAAATGGATTGTAGATTTAAATACAAAAGGTATTGGAACTGTATGTACCCTTTACATAAATTCTGATGGCGGTAGTGTAAACGATGCTTTTGCACTTGCCGACATTATGAGAATATCAAAAACTCCAATATCTACAGTTGCAATAGGAAGTTTAATGAGTTCTGCATTATTGGTCTTTGCTGCAGGATTCACAACCGCTAGAAGTGTATCAAAAAATACCAGCATAATGATGCACCAATTCAATCACGAATATGCGGGCAAATATCACGACATGAAATCTTATGCAAAAGAAATTGATAGAATCAATGATCGAATGATTGATCTAATTAATATCAATAGTAATTTGACGCAAGATGATGTAAAAAGAATTATAGTGACACCAACGGATGTGTGGTTTACAGCAAACGACTTGGTTAACTATGGTATTGCCGACTATGTTTTTTAAGGGAGTTAATAGTCACATGCTAGCTGGTGGAAGTAAGTTTAAAAAAACTGTCAAAACGAAATTTAAACAAAATAAAGATCGTGAGACAGTTAATCTGAACAAAACCCGTCACCACGATAAATCATATTATCGTCTGGTCAAACAGGAAAAAGAAGAATATGGAATCTCATAAAGATAAAATCGCAAAACGAATCAAAGACCTTGAGGCAGAGATTGAAACAGCTCAAGATGCTAGATTTGAATTGAAAAAAGAAATGCAAAGGATTCGTGCTAGAGAAATTGAAGAATCCATGCAAGAAAATTCTCAGCAGTTACTAAAAGGTTAATTTTTAGTTCTGTTGTTTTTATACAACGGGCTTGACATTAA